GGCGTTCCTACCTAACCCTGATGAAGCATGGGCTAGTATTGAACCGATTGCCGATGTGGGTGGTCGGGTCATCTGTCTGAGTACCGCCAATGGTAGCGGCAACTTCTTTCACAAACTATGGGTTGGGTCACAAACTGGTACCAACCAGTTTGTTGGGGTCTTTTGGTCTTGGGATGCGGGTGACCGCAATCAAGATTGGTATGAGGTTAAACAGAAAACTCTACCTAGTTGGCAGTTGCATCAGGAATACCCTAGGAATCCTTCTGAGGCGTTTATTAAGTCGGGTAACCCTGTGTTTGATTTGGATGTTGTGGGGGCTATGGTGGCTTCTGAACCTGATTGTGGACACATTGTACCTAACGACGGGTTTGTCCTCGCCACAGAGGGTCCTATGCGTGTTTGGGAGTACCCTGAGTTGAATGAGACTTATGTGATTGGGGCGGATGTCGCGGAAGGTTTATCTTACGGCGACTATAGTTCCGCCCATGTTATCAACGCTAGGACTGGGATGGTTGTAGCCCACTATCATGCTCGTATTGAACCCGATCTTTTCGGGGATATGCTATGCGAGATTGGTTGGTTCTACAATAACGCTTTGTTGGGTGTAGAAAATAACAATCATGGTCTAACCACCCTAAAGGCTATTCAGCGATATGGGTATCAGAATATCTATCGCCAACGAAGGTTGGCTCATGCTCGTCCTGTGCCTACAGAAGTTCTTGGTTGGCGTACTACTAGTTCATCTAAGCCACTGATGATTGACGAGTTATCTGCGGCTATGCGTAACGAAGATTTGGATCTATGTTGCGAGTATACGATTGGTGAGTTGCGAACTTTTGTTCGCAAGGAGAATGGTCGCATGCAGGGTTCCCCTCATGATGACCGTGTGATCTCTTTGGCTATCGCTAATCAGATGTTGAAGTTTGTGTGGTTGCCCGAGTATTCTGTGGGTGAAACTATCCCTAGGAACTCGTTGGCTTGGTGGGAGCAGTTTCTACAGAAACCTGAAGTGCCCAAAAATCAGCCGATTGGTGCATATAATGTTCGGCATGGTGCAGGTATCACACGGTAACGAACGATTATCCTATTGGTATGACTAGTTATCGTTGTGAACAATGCGAAAAAGTGGAAGTTGTTGATATGATTCCCCGCCGAGGCAAGATTTGTTTCGGCTGCCATATCAAAGGTATCCGCCTAGGTTTTAAGCATGGTCAAGAGGACTTTCATGGTCCGACAATTAAAGAACGACAGGATAAAACTATTGCCGACGCTCGCGCTAACGGCTTGAATCCTGAACCTGTTGGGACTAAGTGGATCTGATATGTGGGCTATCCCTATTGTTGTTGCCGTAATTGGTGGACCTATGATGTTTTTTCTATCTAGGTTTGATAAGCGGAACACTCAGCAACATGGGGCTAATATGAATGTTCTAAAGAATATTGAAGTTAAGATAGATAGGATTGATGACCGTCTTGACGGTCATATTGATTGGCACGCACATAACAAGGATGGAAACAAATGACATATAAAGAAGCATTGAAACGGGCTGTGGCTACATTTGTGGCTGGGGCTACCGCCGCACCACTAACTAGCACACTAGTTGATATCTCGTTCTTCAAAGCAGCCGCCGCTGCAGGTGTGATTGCCGTGTGGAATCTAGTTGCTCGTTCTGCTCAAGCATGGAAGGCTAACGATCAGTGGCTACAATAATTAATACTACTACACAAAGTTTATCTGATTCGGCTGCAAGACCTGTTATTGATATTTCAAACGCTGATTTTGTTAGCGTGCAAATTGATGGTACTTTTGTTGGTACTTGGATTTTTCAAGCAAGTTTAGATAATAGTTCTTGGACTAACTTTGCTATGCACCAAATATCAACTACAACAGCAACTACAGATGTTGCTACTGGGACTACGACTGGTTTTTTTACTAAGCCGTGTACTGGTCTAAAATATCTTAGATGTATTCTAAACGCCTACACTAGTGGTACGGCTAATTTTATTATTACTGAAACAATGTTGGAAAAGTAGGGAATTAATATGGCTACTATTATAAAAGAAGTGTCATCAACTATTGGTGCTTTAAACGGATCTAGCACTGTTGTTGATATTAGTGACGCAGATGTTTTGTCAGTACACATTACTGGTACTTATAGTGGAACTGTAAGTCTTTATGCGTCTAGTGATGGAGTAACATACCACGCATATGCTATGCACGCCATAACACAAACTACTTCAACAACAGATACTGCTTCAACATCAGCCGCTAGCACGCTTTTAACAAAACCTTGCGGATCACTAAAATATTTTAAAGCGGTAATGACTGCGTATACTAGTGGCAGCGTTACTGTTACTGTTGTTGCTTCACGGTATGGCAAGTAGACATAATGGCTCGCACTTCTAACTCTGAAATGCTCACCCGTTTTCAAAAGAAAATTGCTGTTGCTAAACGCTGGCGACGTGAAGAAGAATACGATGACACTTGGCGACGACTGATAGATCTCTATCGTGGTCGCCACTACGAAGATATCTCAGATGAAGATCGCCTACTAATCAACATCTCGTTCTCCACAATTAACGTTATCGCTCCTAGCGTTGCTGTCAACTACCCTAAGATCGCTGTTAATGCTCGTCGTCCTGCTGACGCACCCAAAGCAATCATTACTGAGGCTGTTATTAACTATTGGTGGAAGCACTATAAAGTGCGACCTGAATTCCGTAGGGCTGTAAAAGACTTCCTTATTGTTGGTCATGGCTGGCTTAAGTGTGGTTATCGTTATGTTGAAGAAGAAAGCATCTCTGAAGAGGGAGATCAATCTGATGCAAACGTTGAAGGCAATGAAGTAACTCCCTCTATTGTTGTCGTTGAAGATCGTCCTTTTGTTGAGCGTGTATCACCATTTGATGTATTTGTAGACCCCGATGCTACGTCTATGTACGATGCGCATTGGATTGCGCATCGTATTCGTCGTTCACTCAAAGATATTAAGAGCGATAAAAGGTATTCACGTGCTGCTCGTGAAAACATTAACGCCACCTCATGGGGGCGTTACAGCGATGATCCAGCAAAACGTAAAATTCAAGACACAGAAGAAGGTTATGTTGAAGTATGGGAATACTACGACATCACTAAGAAAACTATGTGTGTTTTTGCTGAGGGATCTGAACAGTTCTTAGTTAAGCCTATGGATATGCCATATGCTTTTGGTCATCCGTTTGTGATGATTCGTAACTATGACATCCCTGACTACTTTTATCCTATGGGTGATCTTGAGGCTATTGAGCCGCTTCAACGTGAGTTGAATGCGACTCGTACTCAGATGATGAATCACCGCAAACGATACTCACGTAAGTATTTGTTTAAGGAATCAGCATTTGATGCTGATGGTCGTGACGCATTAGAATCAGATTACGACAACGTCCTTGTCCCTGTTTCGGGTGACGAGAACCTCAATAACGTTGTTGTTCCTTTCCCTGCAGTTGTTACTCCTCCTGAGTTTTATCGTCAGTCAGATATCATTGAGGGTGACATTCAGACTGTTTCGGGTGTATCAGAGTATCAGCGTGGTGGTGTCCCTGAAATTCGTCGTACGGCAACTGAAGCAGCAATCGTTCAAGATGCTGCCAATGCTCGTGCAGCAGACAAGTTGGCAACTATTGAAGGCGCTATTGCTGAGGTTGCTTATCGTCTTGTTGCTCTTGCTCAACAGTTTATGACTGGCGAGCAAGTAGCACGTGTTGTTGGTAGAGATGGTGAACCTACTTGGGTTACTTTTGAATCTGAATATATTGCTGGTGAGTTTGACTTTGAAGTTGAGGCTGGTTCTACAGCCCCTGTGAATGAGTCGTTCCGACGACAGATGGCACTACAAATGGTTGACGCTATGTCGCCGTTTGCTGGCGCTGGGCTTATTAACATGCCTGCGCTTGCAGCGCATGTTTTGCAGTTTGGTTTTGGTATTAAGAACCCTGACCAGTTTATTCAGCAAGCACCTCCTCCTCCTGAAATGGGTGGTGGTGCTCCATCTGAAGGTGGTATGCCTCCACAAGGTGGTATGCCTATGCTTCCTGATATGGGTGGTATGCCTTCGCAGGGTGCGCCTGCTGCAGGACCAGTTCCTGTTGCTCCTCCACCTTCAAGCCCTGATGCGCTTTCAGGTGTTGACCCTTCGGTGTTAGCGATGCTTTCTTCTCGTATGGGCATACAGTTACCTAATACCATGTAACGATATATTTGTATCTATAGAGCAACCATTTAGGACTCTAAGGAGATACAGGTGACAGACACCTTTGAAGATAGCCTTGGCGCAGACCCCATTGTTGATGGACAAGTTGAAGATCAGGGATTAGCCGAACTAGATGCACCAGTTCTAGACCTAAGCGAATACAGTGACCATTACGTTACTGTAAAAGTTGATGGCGAAGAAGTACGTGTGCCTTTATCTGAGGCTGTTGCTGGCTATTCACGTCAAGCGGATTATACTCGCAAGACGCAAGAGTTGGCATCGCAAAAGCAAGAACTCCAATGGGCTTCTGCTATACGGCAAGCACTTGAAACTGATCCTGCTTCAACAATTGATTTGTTGTCAAATCATTATGGCATTAGCCGTAGGGATGCGCAACAGATGGTTGATGATGATCCGTTCTTAACGGATTTTGGGATTGAAGATCCAGTTGATAAACGTCTCCAAGAGATTGATAGACGAGTATCGGCTTTTGAACAGGTGCAGGCACAGCAGAGACTTGAAGACGAGATCGTGCGTTTGCAAACCAAATATGGTGAAGATTTTGATCCTCAAGAAGTTGTGTCCGCTGCCATTGCGCAGGGGAATACGAATCTTGAAGCAGTCTTTAAGCAGGTTGCTTTTGACCGTGTTAGTACTAAACGTTCAGTAGAAACTGAACGTGTTACTAAGGCGACTGAAGCGA